AAATAATTAAAATTTAATAAAAAAATATAAGATTTTGCAATTTGTTAAAAATGATTTTGGAAATCACGTTTTCTTATTTTTCAATAGATAAAATATTATATTTATATTTATCAATCATTTATTATTACTATTTATTATTTATTATATATTTAATTAAAAATAAGATTTTGGAAATTAAGATTTTGGATTTTGAGGAAAAAAAAATAATTTCAAAAAGTTTTTTCAAAATTTTTTTTTGAAAAAAAAATTAAAAATTTGAAAAATTTGAAAATTTTAAAAATTTAAAAAATTGAAAAAATTGAAAAAAAATGAAAAAATGATTCATAATAAACTTATTGAAATCGATTTTTTTTTCTCAAAATCCAAAATCTCAATTTCCAAAATCATTTGTACTAAATTTCAAAATCTTTACATTTTTTTTTTATAATAAATATATATTTAAAAAAATAATATTAATTATAAATAGTAATAATGTCCTATTTAATTTGTAAAAGGTGTGACCATATTTGTGAGCAAAAAATTGATATGCAAAGGCATTTAGGGAAAAAAAAGAAATGTAACATAATAAATATAACAGATAAATCTGAAGAAGAATTAAATAATGAATCTTTAATATTTCATAGTATATTGGATGGATTAAACTTAGATATAAAATTAAAAAGTAAAAAATTTATTTGCAATGAATGTGATTCTTCATTCCATAATAATTCAAATTTATTAAGACATAAAAAATCTAGTAAAAGTTGTAATAATTTTAATAATAAAGATGAAACTAATATAAATAAAGATGAAACTAATATAAATAAAGATGAAACTAATATAAATAAAGATGACAATAATATATCAGATAGTCCATTAGCTAATACTTTAGATAATTCATTAAATTCTTCTGTAATAAATAATAATATTCAAAATATTACAAATAATAATAATAATAGCAATAACAATAACAATATAATACAAAATATTACAAATAATAATAATATAATAAATATTAATATAAATCCAATAAAAGGTTTTGATGAAAAATGGAATACATCAAATATATCAAATGAAATGAGAGAAAAAATTTTATTAGGAGAAACTAAATTTACAAATACTCTAAAAAATATATTGAATAATAATGAAAATTTAAATGTAATAATTAAAGATAATGAAATAGGTATAGTATTTAATATTAAAAATAATGAATATGAGCCAATGAATGTTAAAGAAATATTGGATAAATCAATGGATAAAATTTATATACATCTTAGTGACTTTTTTAATGAAATAATTGTAAATAAAAAAATTGATAAAAAAATTATGAAAGATATTAATGAAAAATATAAACATTATAAAAGAAATAAGACAACGAATGATGCTGTTAATAATGATTTAACTAAAATATTTGATTATAAAAAAGATGAATCAATCAAAAAATTTATTAAAATTAATGATGATGATGAAGTTAAAAATGATTATAATTATTGAATTATATAATATTAATTATAATTTAATAAATTAAAGTAACCATTATAAAATGAAAAAAAAAAATATTCAAAGATTTGATTTCGATAAATTATTGTCCAAAAATCAATTTATCAACAGTTGTCCTAACACAAAATATTCGATGAAGAATTATTCCCAATAAAAATAATATAATCAAAATTAAAAAAAAATTTAAGTTGGATAACCATGAGATTAAAGCTGCTCCCAAAATTGTTAAACCAACATCACCCATAGAAATTCCATAAAATTTATATGAATGAATTCCGGTATTTGGTTTTCCTAAAATATTTTTATATTTACAAAGCATATTATACTATCCAAATTATTAAAATTTCTTAAAATTTAATAATTATTTATTATTAAATTTCTTAAAAAAACTATAAAAAATCGATCCTTTAATTATCAACTGTATTAATAGATAATTGCTTTAATATATCTTCGGCGCGTAACTCATTGAAATTGGGAAATTGCTTATTTGAGCTAGATGAAGATGATGAGCTAGAATTGCCAGAGCTCATTCTAGGGTCACCTCCTCCATTTCGCGATTCTTGATGCTCTCTTTTTAATGAAAGAATCTCATTTAAAAGAGCAGCAGTAAGTGTAGTTAGTTTATTATGTTGAATTGCAAGTTCATTTATTTTTCTTCTGCAAGCCAAAACTGCTTTAGTATCCATATGCTGTTTTCTAATATAAAAAAAAAGGTAATTAAACGAAAAACATAAATAAAAATCTTTTGTTTTTTGTAAATTTCTATATATTTATATTATTAATAAATTATTAAAAAATAAAAAAAAATGATTTTAAAATCAAATATAATATTATTAGTATAGATACTAGCACTTAAAATGATTATTCCAATTAGATGCTTCACATGTAATAAAGTTATTGCTAATTTGTGGGAAGAATACTTAAATAAAATACAATTGGCTTCACTTAACGAAGATATTGCAAACAATCCCAAAAAGCGATTTGTTGATATTGATACTTTAGAAAATAAAACTGTTGAAGGCAAGATTTTAGATACAATGGGTTTGAATAAATATTGTTGTAGAAGAATGCTATTGGCGCATGTTGATTTGTGTGAAATTATCTAAGTAAGGAACCCAGGTTCCTTACAAACCTTCTTTTTATTTACGAATTTTAATTTTTTATTTTATGAATTATAATATTATTAAAACATTTTTAATAAACTTTTTAATATAAAACATTATTTCATATTATAAATATATAATAATGCCCTCTATTGATAAAGATAACTTAAAAGAATATGTTTCTAAATTATTTGATTTAGAACAAGAAGAAGAGAAAATGAAGCGTATAACATCCAATTTGAAAAAAGAGAAAGAACAAATTAATAATTTAATAATGGATTTTATGGACAAAAATAACATTAAAGATAAAGACATTATTTTAGGAGAGAAAAAGATAACATATTCATGCTCAAAAACTGCTGAAACAATTACTAAGAAACTAATTTTAGATAGACTAACCCAATTTTTACAAAATGAACATACGGCAAAAGAGGCTGTTTCTTTTATTTATTCAGATCGGTCAAGTAAGGAAAAATTTTATTTGAAAATTAGTCCTATCAAAAAAGGCGATGTTTAAAAACCAAAATATTCATCAAAAATAAATAACAACATAAAACAAACACCAATATAAAAACAAATAATTAAGAAATAATAATTATGAAAAATAATTATTATTTAGTTTGTTCCAGTTTTTTCTTAATGGGTACTAATATATTTTATATCAATCTATCAAATATTTTTTGTATAAATAATTTATTACTCAGTCTGTTGGCCAATAATTTTGTTTTATCAGTATTATTTTGGAATAATCCTATTGAAAAATCACTTATTCACAAATTTGATGCATTTTTTGCTCGTTTATCTATTTCATTATTCTCATTTTATGTATTTTTTTTAAAACATACTTTTATTCAAAATAAAATCTACTATTTATTTTTTCTAATGTTATCAATGAAATTTTTTTATAATGGCACTTATTATTCTCAACAAAAATGGTGTTGTGACAAACATATTTTAAACCATATGTTTTTTCATTTATTTATTGGAATTGGAGTTTCATATGCATTTATTTTATAAATATATTATTATAATCAAAAAAATTATATTATTATATATGTAATATGAGTACTGATTTAATTCCAGTTTTATCATGGAATGTATGTTGGGGATGTATGTCAGCAGATAGTAATAGCAAACACAATTCTACAGCTAGTCATTTAGCTGCACATTGCAAAAAATTAAAAAATGAAGGAAGAACAACTTGTTTAGATAATATTGCATCATTTATAGATATTGCATCTGAAGATTCTGATTATGATTTTGTTGCTTTGCAAGAATCTAAAAATTGGGCAGAGATTAAGAAAAAAAGTAGAAAATTAGATTCAATGGGTGTTGTAAATTATAGAATTTCTAAAAGAAAATCTGGTAATATTGTTAATATTGATTTAACATCATTTTATAATAAATCTAAATATAAAGTTTTAGGAGTAATTGGTGGCAATTTAGATAAAACTGATAACGATACTAGACCATTTCTAATTATTATTTTTGATAAGTTTATATTTATAAATTTACATAATGGTCATGGAGAAAATTATAGGCCAGAAAACCTTTCAGAAATATTATCTCAAAGTATAGGAATTGGATATGATTATAGTGCAAAAACAGTAAATATTATAAATATTACAAGACCAAAATCTGCTACTACTGAAATAACTAATTTATCAAATTTAATAAATGGAAAAAGTTTTAATATAATAATTGCAGGGGATTTTAATCACAATGGAATTCCTGATTTTTGGCAAAGTTTTATTCCATTTAAATACTCCCAATATAAAAATTTAAAAAATATAATTGTAGGAACTAATAATAGACCACCAAATACATGTTGTATTGGAGGCTCCTCTTTAAGAACCAGCCATTCTGATAGGTTATATGGAGATTATATATTAGGAAGTATTTCAGGTGATTTTAGTTTTGGTAAAAAAAATTATATTCCTAAAATAAATGATTCTCAATTATTAAATGCATCAACTTTTCCAACATCTGACCATTTACCAATTAAAGCTATTTTTCAATATAGAAATTATCCCACATCAACATTTATTATGCCTATTATTATGCTACAAAATCCAAAAAAAGTAAAAATTAATAAAAATCGTGTAAAGAAAATCTATTTAAACTATTAAAGGATAAGCTAAAACAATTTTATAATGAATCATTAAAAAGTAATATAAATATAAAAGCAGCTTTTAATAGTCTTTATCTACAAAAAATAATTAAATGTCTAGAAGATAAAAAAATTCCTCCACATTATATTGTTTCTTTACTTGAAGAAAAATATGGAGAACATTTTTGTGATACCTCTGAATATGAAAATATTAAAAATTTAAATATTTAATTATTCTTTATTTATTATATAAATAAAATTTTTTAGCTTTCTTTCCAAAATTCTATTATTTACTTAAAATTATATTAATTATTAATATCTAAAATGAAATCTACTACCAATTTAGATATTTGGTATCATTACAACGAGCCAGCTTTGCAATATTTATACAATTATTTAATAAATTTATCTAAAAATTATGGTCTCAATATAAATAATAGTACAGATTCATATAGTGATTTCGTTAATGTAATGTATAACGAATCAAATGGATATCTTATTGATCCTATCGATTGTCAGGAATTTATTTATTAAATTATAAAATAATAATAAATCATAAAATTATTTCTTCATAAATAGTATAAAGAAATAATTAAATTATAAAGTATAATAATGAGTTCTTCTAAAAAATGGTTAGAAGTTCTCAAAAAAAATGACATTGATTTTGAAAAAGTTTCAAATAAAGAGAACATTGACAACATCCAAGAAGAGGTCACTATTGAAAAACAATCGCTTTTTCATAGATGTCCAGACGAAGAATTCGATTATTTATTTTCAAATAAAATGATTGAAATAAAAACCGAGTTTAAAGATTTTATTGATCATAAAGGACTTCCATTATTAGATAAAAATCCTATTTTCAATAAAAAACTTGGTTTCTATGATTTTCTAAAAATTCATTCTAAAAATTATATTGATCTTTGTAATAAAATTGAAGCGGAAAAGAGAGAAGTAGAAGAAGAAAATGAAAATGATGAGGAATTTAATCACGATATTAATTATTTCTATGAGAAAGATTAAAAACTAAACTAATCACAAAATAAAGTATAAATATTGCTCATAACAATAATTGATCCTAAAATAAATAAATTTTTTGGCAAATTATTAACCATACTATGTTTCAAAATTTTTAAATTTAAAATTATATTATTTTCTTCTTCTACTTCTCTCTTTTCCGCTTCATCTTTTCTACAAATATCTGCATAATCATTTGTTATTTTACCAGTAATTATATTTTTCTCAGAAAATTTTTCACATTGGCTCATAAATGACGTATAATCATTATTAAATAAATTAGTTTTGTAATATTTACAATTTCTACATGCTGGAATATTATTGTTTTTAATTATTTTTTCCGAAGAAATAATTGGCAATAAAAATAATAAATATATGAATTTCATTATATATTTATTAATGTATTAAATATTTTAAGTTTATTTTTATGTATAAATTTTTATAAGATTTATATTAAATAATTTATATTATAACATTTGCACTCCATGTAATAAAGTCTAAAAAGAATGTATGGAAAAAGAAATAACCCATTCCACCCAAAGCAATATTTTTTAAAGTTTGATGCTCTTTATCTTTAATAGAATAAATTGTATAAGCACAATAATATGAAGAAGCTGCAACTAAAAATAATACAATTAAATCTAAAATTCTATAAATCATTGATTTATCTTTTAAATATAATAGTGAAAGTGGTAGCCAGAGCATAGAGATCACTACAATAGCCATCATTGATAAAAATAATTGCTTAATTTGAATGCTTGTTAAATTATTAGTATTTAATAAATAGACTAATAATGCAATGAATCCGAATGCTGATAAAATCATTGAAATATAATAAAAATTTAATAAGCTACCTTTAATGGCACCCCATAGTTGAGTTACACTATTCTTGTTTTCAGACAAGAAAAAATAATAAGAGTAAAGTAAAATTACTCCTAAAACAATTATTACGAAAAAATGCGAATTTGTGAATCTCATATTATTTTAATTTATATTTATAGTCAATATATTTATAAAAATATAATTATATTTTTATTCAATATATTTATAAAAATATAATTATATTTTTATTCAATATATTTATAAAAATATAATTTCTATTTTTATTCAATATATTTATAAAAATATAATTTCTATTTTTATTCAATATATTTTTTTATGATTTATTTATGAATCATCTAATTATCATTAAATAAATCATTAAAAACTTTTTTATAATCTATTAATAATAGAATAACAACACATGAAATTATTAGTAATATTCTATTTTCATTATCTATTCCACTAATTTTATGAGAACTAAAAAATATTATTAAAAAAAGTCCAATTGAAATTTTAAATATTAATTCAATTACAATAAAAAATTTTGTTTTTTTTGGAATTATTTTTAATGCTCCAAGTATTAACATAAATAAAATTACAAATTTTAATAAAAGAAAATATATTTGATACCCTTTCATATAATTATATATAATATAAAATTTATTATAATATCTATTTTTTATCAATAAAATTTTTTTTAGAAATCATTTAATTTATGTTCATCTTCAAATATTTCTTTAAAATCTTTTTTATAATTTATTAATAATAATATAACTACACCCGATCCCATTATTATTAAACGATCATCTTTATCTAATTCATATTTATTATGAGAGCCAATATAAAATATTAAAAATAATGAAAGTGAGACTTTAAATAATAATTCTATAACTATGAAAAACTTAGTTTTTTTTGGAATAATATTTAATGTTCCTAATAATACCATTAATAAAATAATAAGTTTTAATGAAAAAAAATATATTTGATACAATTTCATTTTATATTTATATTACATAAAAAAATAAAATAAAAATGAATGAAACAAAATAAATAAATGAAAACAAAATAAATAAATGAAAACA